GGCCGATCCAAAGAAAAAGAAGAAGAAAAAGAAATTTCTTGATTGGATGACACTTTAATTTGTATATTATATTGCTAAATTGGATAATTATATATAGGGGGTACGACATTGGCCGATGAGAAAAACGCCAACAGTCCAGTTCCAGGGACTTCGAATGATCCTAACAAAGAAATAGTTGAAGAAACCCAAAGACTCTGGGACTTATATAAGAGAAAAAGAGATCATTGGGAGTTTCAGGCTAGAGAGGATCAGGAGTATAGACTAGGTAGACAATGGACTAAAGAGCAAGAAACTACGTTAAAAGCAAGAGGTCAAGCGCCTATTGTTGTAAACAGAGTCCATCCTGCCGTAGAAACAGCCAAAGCCCTCTTAACAGCAAACAGACCTTCATTTAAAGTATCCCCAAGAGAAGATAGTGATGTCAAGGTAGCCAATGTGCTAAATCAACTTCTTTCTTATATGTATGATATATCGGATGGAAGAGCAGTAGTAAGACAAGCTGTGGATGATTATTACGTAACTGGAATGGGATATGTTTTAGTATATCAAAACCCTCAAGCCGATGATGGTAAGGGTGAGGTTATGATAAAAGATATAGATCCTCTTGATGTATATGTAGATCCAAATAGTAGAGATCCATTCTTTGACGATGCCGCAAGTATCATTATATCTAGAAATTTCACAAAAGAACAGGCAAAAGCATTATATCCTCAATATAAGCAAGCAATCGATGCAGCTACAGGCTCATATGAATCTGATCAAATTATAACTGGCAATACAGATGATACAGGCATAACCTTTCCAGGTGAAATAGATACCCTTGAAGATAATGATTATGTTAGAGGGTATGAAAGGTACTATAAAGTAAATGAAAATGCATACAGAGTTCATGAAAAGTATACAGGCAAAGAATATAGATTTAATGAAGAAGAGTTTCAGCAATATGTATCCACTGAGGTTGGCTTGTTAAATGGGCAGATTCTTGAGGGCCCAAACAATATAAATAACGCACAAGCCCAACAATCAGCTATGAGGGACCAGATTCTTGAAAAGAATCAAAAACTTCTTGAAGAAGATATACATAAACTCCGAGAAGAACTTGAAGTTCAGTATATGGAGAAAGAAAAGCAATTAGCAGAACAGGTTCAATTAGGAAATATATTACAAGATAGAGCCGTTCTTGAGCTTACAAATACTAGAGAGGCAATAGATAAACAGATCGATGACACAAGAACACAGGCGATGACTGAGGCAGGACAAGTGCCAAACATTCCAAACGTAGAGATGAAAACAAAAGCTCATCTAATAAGTGAAGGAATGATAGAAGCGGTCCCCATATCAGTTAAAAAGGTCAAACAGTGTATAGTTATAGGTGATACATATCTATACTCAAGGATATTACCAACAAGTAATTATCCTCTCGTCCCAGTAATCAATTTACACACACGAACCCCTTATCCAATGAGCGACATACGTATGGTAAAAGGATTACAGGATTATATCAATAAAACCAGATCTCTTATAATAGCCCATGCAACTACAGCTACCAATATGAAGGTATTAGTGCCTGCTGGTAGTGTAGATATGCAGGAGTTTGAACAGAAGTGGGCTCAACCTGGTGTTGGTATAGAGGTAGACTTTGATATGGGGCAGCCTGTTGTTGCTAGTCCAGCTCCTCTCCCTAATGAACTCTACAACAACGAACAGACCGCAAAAAACGACATCGATCATCAACTTGGCCTCTACGAAATGATGATGGGAAATTCACAAGCTGCCCCACAAACTTACAAAGCCACTATATCTCTTGATGAATTTGGTCAAAGAAAGATTAAATCCAAATTAGCAGATATAGAAGGTGCTTTACAGAGAGTAGCTAAAATAGCAATAGTACTCATGCAAGAGTTATATCAAGAAGAAAAGATTTTTCAGGTCGTCAATCCTAATAACACATTAAGTGAGTTTGCTATTAATAAGAAGCTCTATGACGACAAGTCAGGTGCGATAGCAGTTGCAAATGACATAACTGTAGGAAAATATGATGTAGTATACGTATCAGGCTCGACACTTCCGTCTAATAGATATGCGGAACTTGAGTTCTATATGGATGCTTATTCAAAAGGACTGATTGATAGACAAGAGGTCCTAAAGAAGACAGAAGTCTTCGACATGGAAGGAGTTCTAGAGAGAACAGATACTATCGGCCAGCTTGAACAACAAGTTCAAAGTCTATCTGAACAGCTCAAGAAATTGGGTGGCGATATGCAAACGATGGAAAGAGAAAATGTTCACCTCAAGCAAAAGGTTGAAGTTGAGAAGTTTAAAACTGAACTGGATCAAACATCGAACAAAGCTAAAATGGCAAGTTCTTTATTTGAAAAGCGTTTAGATGACAACTTATCAATGGTCTCTAAGGAAATCCAGGATGCCGTGAAAGAAAAAACAGACTCAACCCCTTCAGCATCCAAAGGGCAGTCAAAAAAGAGGAAAAAATAAAAAATGGAAGCTAATGACCAAATAGCTCAAGAAAATACGGCTCCTGAATTTGAACAACAAATTGAGGATACTCGTGTAGACAGAGCAAACACGGATACAACATTTGAACAGAACCTAGGATTACCTATTGAACCTAATGATCAGGCCCCACCAACAGTGGATACCCAGCAACATGTAGAGCATCCTGCATCTCAACCTAAGCAGGACTTCTCTAAACAGGAAGTAGCTCCCGAAGGTAATGATCAAGTGCGCTACCAATACTGGCAATCACAAGCAGCTAAATTGCAGAATCAGCTTAACGAGTACAAAGGATATCAACCAATGGTTGACTATCTTCGTGCTAATCCAGAGGCCGTGCAATCTCTTACACCAGGTGGGCAATTACCTGAAGAGCCAGCACCAACAAGTCAGGAACCTGAGGCATTTCCTCCGCCTCCTGCTAAACCTGAGCAACCTCATGGATTCTCTAGAGAGGAAGCTTTTTCAGACCCTAGTAGCGAGAGTGCCAGGTACTTAAACGCAGTTGATGCATGGAGAGATGATATGCAGACATACAACTCTCTTCATAGTCAATATGAAATTGCAAAAGTGCGTGAAACGTACGAAACTAAAATCGATGGACTCGAAAAACACAATCTAGAACAGCAACAAGCAAGAGACAATGCTAAGCAAATGCAGGAGATCAGGAGTCATGTTGGTCAGAATTATGATTTAGGCGATAGGCTTGATGACTTTATTTCGACCATGAATGATCCTAAGTCTATTAATATGGATGACCTTGTGGGCTATTACAAATATAAAAATGGAATGGCCGCTGGTAATATACCCGCACCACAAGCACCCATAAGACAGACTCAGCCAAGCCCAGCATTCAATCAAACTAGACGTGCTCAGTCAGTACCAGCTCCTATGGGAGTTCAACCTGCAAGCGCAAATGCTGCTCCTAGTAGTGGTTCTTCGAATTTTATGGATTCTCTAATAAATGATCACAAAAACAAAAACATTCTCTAGGAGGGAATAAATATGGCAGACTATAGTTCTGGCGAAATCCTAAGCACCACGCCTTCGGGCGCCTTTGGTGGAGTGAGTGTTGATAATATTAGAAGAACGTTTGGTATTGGTGATAAAGTATCAGAGTTAGCTCCTGAGACATCAATTTTCTTCTCATACCTATCAAAACTTGGGAAAAAGCCAACAGATGAAACAGTATGGAAACCATTGGAATATCGTAACCAATGGCAAAGACGTAACTTTAAAGTGAGCTGGCAGAAATTAGGAGGACCATCAGGCGCAGACGGAGCAGCTATTACAAGTGTTGCTGATGCAGGTGCCTCTGATGGTACTCACTTTATAATTTGGACAGATTACGATCACACAGGCAAGCAAACTAAATCAGATGTATTACCTGATGCAGCTTCTTTTGTAGGTTATGCTCCTATCTTTCTAACTAAAAATCAAATAGTTAGATTTGACGGTGTAGCTTATAAATTAACTGCCGATCCTCAATATTATACATATACAGATGCAGATACTGCGGCAGCCTCAACTAAAGCCGCAGCTGGTAAAGCAGTTGGTTATTGCACTATCGACTTTGCTAATGTTGTTGTTGTATCAACTGGTTCAGCCACTACTGCATCCTTTAACAATGGTACATGGGATAAACAAGGTCAAGTGATTGGC